TATCATACCGTTGGCACACCTTTGGTTGGAGCAAACCAAATTAAAGCCAATGAAAAGATCATAAACATTGATGATCTATTGATATCACAGGCTTTTGTAGCGGATATAGATAGTCTCAAGAACCACTATGATGTTAGGCAAACCTATAGTTCCGAATTAGGAAAGGCTTTAGCCCGAACATACGATCAAAACGTTGCGAAGGTAATTGCAAATGCTTCTAGAGCTTCTACTACTCTTAGTGGTGGTAATGGAGGTCTTGTTTTAACTCTTGCATCTGGTAATACTGCGTCAGCAAACGTTACTGGTGATGAGTTAGCAGCAGCTATCTACGACATAGCTCAGACATTTGACGAGCGTGACATTCCTACTACAGATAGATTTGTAGTTCTCCCTCCTGCCGAATATTACAAACTTGCAGAGTCAGCAACTAGAACAATAGACGTTGACTTCAACCCAGGCGGTAACGGTTCATTTGCATCAGGTAGAGTTCAGCAAATTGCTGGTATGCCTGTAATGATGAGCAACAACGTTCCTCAGTCAAACGTAGGTTCTGAAGTATCTGGTACAAATAACAGCTACGCAGGTGACGATAGTAAAACTATTGGTTTAGTTTTCCATAAGTCGGCTGTAGGTACTGTTAAATTAATGGACATGACTACTGAAATCTCTGGTTCTGACTATGGATTGATGTATCAAGGTACATTAATGGTTGCTAAGTATGCTCTTGGTCATGGAATCCTAAGACCAGAAGCAGCAGCAACAATTAAATTATCTGCTTCCTAATTCACAAAAATGGGGTATCTTATTATTAGATACCCTTTTTTTTATGCCAAAAGGAATAGGTTACGGTAGTTCTAAGACAAAACCTAAGTCTAAAAAAAAGAAAACTACTAAGAAAAAGAAAACCACAAAGAAAATGATGTAATTATGGCTAAGAAAAAACTTGGTTTATACGCAAACATCCACGCAAAAAGAAAGCGTATTAAAGCTGGTAGTGGTGAAAAGATGAGGAAACCAGGCAGTAAAGGTTCTCCAACAGCAGCAAATTTTAGGAGAGCAGCTAAAACTGCTAAGAAAAGATGACAATAGCAGCTACGACAGAATTAGAAGCTATTAACGTAATGTTAAGTGCAGTAGGAGAAGCACCAATAAACTCTCTTGCAGGTACGTTACCAGTTGATGCAAGACAAGCACAAAGTTTTCTTAACGAAGCTAGTAAAGAAATACAAAGTGAAGGGTGGTCATTCAATTATGAATATGATGTAGTTCTTACTAGGGATGCAGGTAATAGTATTGCGTTACCAACAAGTGCTTTACGTGTAGATGTAAGCATTGCAAATCATCCTGATATAGATCCTGTACAAAGAGGACTAAAATTATACGATAGAAAAAACCATACATTTTCTTTTACAGAAGATCTAAAAGCTGAAATAGTATATTTTTTAGCATTTGATGAATTGCCAGAACCAGCCAGAAGATATATAAACATAAAAGCCGCAAGAGTTTTTATAGATAGAGTTTTAGGTGATGACGGTTTACGTACATATACACAACAAGACGAAGTAAGAGCTAGAGCAGTATTTTTAGATAGTGATGCTAGTATTGCAGATCATAATGTTCTTACAGGAGATCCAGCAATCTCAGGTAGGTTCGGTACATTTATGCCAAGCAAAGCATTAATCAGGTAATTATGGGACTTGTATCTAGAGCTATACCTACTTTATTAAGAGGTATATCACAAGCTGCTGACGCTACAAAACAAGCTGACCACGCAGATTTACAAGACAACGCAAATAGCAGTCCAGTACAAGGATTAACAAAACGTAGTGGCTCACAATTTGTCACTTCTATTAGCACATCTACATTAGGTAATGTTCATGTACAAACTATTAACAGAGACACAACAGAAAGATATATAGCAATATTCAGTAATGGGAATGTAAAAGTCTATGAGTTAGACGGTACAGAAAAAACTGTAAATAAACCTGATGGCACAACATATTTAAATACATCTAATCCAAGAGATCAAATAAAAACAGTTACTATTGCTGACTTTACTTTTGTTGTAAATACATCTGTAACTGCTGCTATGGACAGTAGTTTGTCTCCTGGCAATATTACCCAAGCTGTTGTATTTGTAAATCAAGTCTCAGATAAGACTACTTATACACTTACTGTAGATGGCACTACAGCAACTAAAGATACGTCAAGTGATAGTACATTAAGTACGACTACTGTTGCTACAGCTTTACGAACAGGGTTATCAGGTCTATCTGGTTTTACGGTTACGCAAAATGGTGCTGTTTTACGTATTAAAAAAAATGATGGTTCTGATTTTTCTATAGATGGTACTGACACGCAAGGTAATTCACACCTTACTGTAGTTAAAGACTCGGTACAAAGATTTACAGATTTACCAACAGTTTCACCACATGGTTATGTAGTAGAAGTAAAAGGTGATGAAACAACAAACTTTGATAATTACTATGTAAAATTTGTAGCTAATAACAGTACTGTAGATGGCACGTTAGAAGAAGGACAATGGGAAGAAACTGTAGAAGCTGGTATAAATTTTAAATTTAATTATGGTACTATGCCGCATGTTTTAATACGTCAGGCAGATGGTAACTTTAGATTTGCAAGAGTAGATGGAGATACATATACAATTAGCGGAACTGATTTTACATTACCGAAATGGGGAGAAAGAACTGTAGGTGATTTAGAGTCAGCACCTAACCCTTCTTTTATAGGTACAAATATAAATAATGTATTTTTCTTTAGAAATAGATTAGGTTTTCTTGCAGATGACAACGTAGTTTTATCAAGAGTATCAGAGTTTTTTAATTTCTTTCCAGAAACAGTTTTAACTGTTGTAGATTCAGATCCTATTGACGTAGCTGCATCACATACAAAAGTAGCAATTTTAAAAAATGCAGTCACGATGGGAGAACAATTAATATTGTTTTCAGATCAAACGCAATTTGTATTAGCTAGTTCATCAGATTCTTTAACACCAAAATCAGCGAACGTTATAGTTGCAACAGAGTTTGAGAGTAGTGATCTTGTTGCACCTGTAGGTTCTGGTAGTTCTATATATTACCTAACAGATAAAGGACAGTTTGCAGGTGTAAGAGAGTATATAACACAAGAAAATGCAGCAATAAAAGACGCAGCAAATATAACCATACACGTACCAAGACTTATACCAGCAAATATATTTAAGTTTGCAGTATCTACTAATGAAGATGTATTGGTATTACTAGGTTCTGATAATCCTAATAAGTTGTATGTAAATAGATGGTTAATAGGAGATAACAATAGAAAGATACTAAATTCTTGGTCAACATATACGTTTAATGCAAACAGAAGTATTAAAAATATTGATTTTATAGGTACAGATATGTTTATTGTTTTTGAAGAGGCAAATAAAGTCACTCTAGAAAAAATACCATTTGAAGCAAACTTTAGAGAAACCTATGCAGATTTTGAATATCATTTAGATCACAAGGTTACAGAAGCTACTACTGGTGTAAGTGTTTCATATAACTCAAGTACAGATGTTTCTACATTTACAGTTCCTTATAGGTTAAGAGCAAAAATGACTGTTGTAGGTAGGTATCTTGATACAGGAGAAACAAGCACATTTGTAGATACACAAGGCAATACAAAAACATTAAAGCCTGGACAAGTTTTATTGACTGCTAATGCTACAGATGGATCTACTTCTACAATTACAATAAGTGGCGATTATAGAAATAGTAAATTTATAATTGGCGAGTCATACGAAATGCACTATAGATTTAGTACTCAAAGACTTACACAAAGTAGTGGAGGTTCTAATCAAGGAGAAGTAATTAGTGGTCGATTACAGTTACGTAATTTTTATCTTAAGTTTGAAGATACTGGTTTTTTTAAAGTAGAAGTTACACCACAGAATAGAGATACAAGTATTCATAAGTTTACTGGTAGATTTTTAGGAGCAGCTTCTAGTTCTATAGGAAGTATTAATTTAGAAACAGGTACATTTAAATTTCCTGTTATGAGTAGAGCAGATAGAGTTACTATAGATGTTAAGAATGACACTTTTTTACCTACACAATTAGCTAGTGCAGAATATGAAGCACAGTTTCATGTAAGAAGTAGGAGGATCTAATGGGATATTTACGAAAGTCTAATAATAAAGATTTAGATCATGTTATAAACAATATGAGGGTAATAGATAAAATAGAAGCATATTATCAAAGTGGTCAAAGTCCAGAAGATGCAGTAGCTTATAGTTATTTAAATAGTAGTATCACAATGACAGTTGCAGGTGATAAAGATCAACCTATGGGATTATGTGGTGTTGCACAAGATAAATGTATATGGTTTGTAGCTACTGATGAATTATATGAAACCAAAAAATATAGAATACAACTTATTAGAAAAGGTAAGGAATGGGTAGATAGTTTATTAAAAAACCACGATTATTTATATAATTATGTTTATAAAGAAAATACAAATGCTATCAAGTGGTTAAGGTCTATGAATTTTAATTTTATAAATTTACATAAAGAGTTTGGTTATCAGAAACAACCTTTTTATGAATTTATGAGGATAGTATAATGTGTGTTTTTGCTGCACCTGCTGTTGCTGGAGGTTTAGGCGGTGCTGGTTTGTTTTCTGCTGGTGCTGCCGCTTCATCAATTCCTTTTTCTTTAGGAGTAGGAAGTAGTCTTGGTATAGCTGCACCTACATTTTTACCTGCTGCAACCGCAGCTTCAATATTTAGCCCTGCCGCTTTTGCTGCGTCATCAGCTATACCTTTTGCTACTGGTATAACTGCAAGTAGTAGCTTCTTAGGGTTAGGTTCTGCTGCAAAACCATTCTTAGGAAGGCAAGCTTTAAATTTTGGTACAAAATTATTAAGTGGCATACAACAAAGAAGAATTGCAAATCAACAAGCACAGTACGCATATGAAGCTGCAAGAAAAGGAGCTATAGCTGCTGACCTTGCATTTTCTAGAGAAGTAGAAGCTACAGCATCTAGATTAAAAGAAGAAAAAGCTAGTGCAGCACAACAAAAATTAACAGCTACTATAAAAGGTATGAGAGCTAGAGCAGCAGTTAGGGCAACAGAAAGATCAGGTCTTACAATAGATTTATTATTACAGGATGCAGAAAACCAAGCTGCTAACCTAAGAGAAGCAATAGCACAAACTATGGAAACACAAACAAGGCAATATTCTAGGGATGTACAAGCATTTGAAGCGAAGAGAGACAGTAGAAGAAATCAACAAGTAGATTTACAAAATCAAGCATATGTAAATGCACAAAAAGCACCTACGCTTTTAGATACAATCGCACAAACAGCAAATCAAGGTCTAATGGACTACACAACCCTTAAGGCATTAGCATGACAGACTCTTACATAGGAACAGAATTTAAATCTGGTACAAGACCTAGAGATACTTTTGTACAACAAAGCAAGATTGCACCTGTGAATACACAAGATGCTATAGGTCAACTTGCTAGTGCATTATCAACAATAAACCCAGGATTAAATAAATTAATAGAACAGAATATAAAAGAAAAGATAGAAGAAGATCAAGCAGAAGGACAAAGAATGGCAATAGAAGAAACTGTAGATAGTGGTGGTTTTTTAGATGTTGTAGATAACTATAGAAAGAAAAATGGTGATGTAGCTGCAAATAATTTGATTGGTGGAAGTATGTTTATACAAGGTCAATACGAAAGAACAAGAGCAAAATTAGGTCAACAGTCTCTTAAAAACGCATTAGATAACGGTTATACAAATACGTTATTGCCATATGTAAATCCAGAAACAGGAGAAACAATACAAAAACCTATAAATTCTTTTGCACCTAATGATCCTGTAGTCCAAGCTTGGAGGGATGGCATAGTAAAAAAACATACAGATAAGTTAAGTGATGTCAGACCAGCTTTTCTTAACAAGCATTTTTATCCAAAGATGCAAGAACATGTTTTTAACAATGCAAATCATCATATAAAAGAAAACAGAAAATATAAAATCACACAAATACAAACACAGTCAACGCAAGTAGT